CCTTAATAGGGGGCCCTCTGATAGTACATTATGCGTGATCGAACTAGAACAACGTCGAACGCCCCTGTCGCAGGGGGATTGCTTCAACACAGTCAGATCAGGATTCACCCCTCTGCAGGTGGTGGATTCACTGGTCCGGATGTGTTTGCAACCGTCCCTTGCGATACGCCTCGGCCATCGTTGAGTCATTTGATTGACTCAGAAAAGTACACAATGCAGTTTATAAATGACTGCTTCCATCAGAAAGATGGTCTTGTTGTGCACGGGTATTTACCCGACTTCGGTGCCTCAGACAAAGAGCGCGTGTCTCCATATGTGAATGGGATAACGGATACCTGGGAATTCCAGGAAATCCCTACCCACCACTTGTGGAATACAGCAGCTGCTCTTTGCCCGGAGTTAACCGGTCCATTCGACTGGCGTTCAACTGTGAAAGCCAGCGGATATCGGCGATGGGCTCGCTCGGAGTGGAGACAACCTAGGATTGAACTCGGAAACGGGTTCAATCTGGTTAACTTCCTCCTCGAGCTTAAGGAGTCCGTAGAACTATGTCGCTCTTGGCTCACTAAAAAGGGCCTAACGCAGCGGTACCACCGAGTACGTGCAAAGAATAAATCCTTGCACGGAAAGGCGGCTGCCATTGCGAACGAGAGACTAGCATACGTCTATGGGACCAAGTTGTTCATAGCAGATGCGTTTAAGCTATGGAGGTTAATTACTTCCTGGCGAGAACGTTGGCATATGTTCCTGGAGCGTAGTAATAAGCTGATGCGACTCTATCGCGAAGATCGGATAGACTCGGCGCTTCCAGCCTTTACCCGGGGAATCCCATTCCCGGTGTTCGGTTATCCCGATTCTAACTTAGTAATAAGTTTTAATGGGGGCCGTATTCTGACTAACTCGGTACTGTATTATACGTATCGAGTGAACCAGATTAAAGGATTCTTGGCTCGGTTGTCGCAGCTGTGTGACACGTTCGGCGTCATCCCTGACGCCGGTATCGTGTGGGATGCAATACCACTCACCTTCGTTATAGATTGGTTTTATAACGTTAGTGAGTATTTGCATTCCAATTACAGCAGTGGCAATTGGAACAAGATTGAAATTCCCATATTTGATTGGGGCCATTCGGTCAAAATCAATTATGCGATTACTGTCTCGTGGGAACGTAACGTGTGGGAAGCGGGGACGTGGCCGGTAAGGCGCACGGATCCGTTATTCACTCGGACGTTCTCTGTCTACAGGCGCGAACGTAGCAGGGAACCTGCTCACTTCGCGAAGACGCTCCTCCATGCGAATACGAAAGAATGGTCAGTGTATAGGCAAATAAATGCCGCTGCACTGGTCGTCTCGAGGTCGCATAGGAACGCAAAGGTATTTTCGGGGAAACCGAAATACCCTTAAGGACCAGCTTCAACGAAAGTTGTTGCTGGTATTAACCCCACCGTAAGGTGGTTTCTGCATCGCAGTTAGACTAGAAAGGCCTGAACTTAATGTTCAATCAACCTATCAATCTGAGGACTGACGACGTGACCGCCGCCTTGGCGATCATCGACGGCCCTCAGAATCGGCGCACTTTGCGTGCGTCGGCTGACGGTGTCATCAAGATGTCCATTGCTCATCAAGAGTCCAATGAGAATCCTGGTTTCACCAATCAGCGGTCCAACCTTCGTGTGACGGAGAGCGTTCCGCTCGACGACACCGATAAAACGCTGGGAGCATACGTCCAAATGACGTGGTCTTTTCCAAAAGACCACTTCAATGCGGACAAGCTCCGTAAGCTGACTGGCATGATGATTGGCTTCCTTATCAACGCTGAAAACAGCGGTGGTTCGGATGGCATCGATCACGCCCTGCTTACCGCGGTTACCCGGCTTCACGCCGGAGAACCCTAAGCGTTGCATTGCGATCCGGTAGGCGCTTGAACTAGGGCCTTCAGATACCTTACCCGCAAGGGTAGATATGAAAAGCTCACTAAAGAAGAGCGGGTCAAAAGACCCGTTTTATTTAGATCTAGTCAAAGCGTTATACCGTGACATAGCTCAGTGCTATAATGTACATCTAAGTACTCAGCGCGTGGAACAATGTTATATTGATTCACGTTATGCGGCTGAAGGGATTTCGTTTCTAACGAAAACCCTTCCTGCATTCGGGAAAGCCGTTGATAAGGCAATCTCGACGGGCAGTCTACTCTCTACCCCAGGCCTCAAAAAGGCCAAAGGTAGTGTAATCCCCAAACTGTTTGGGTGGTTACTTAGTAGGGTGTTCGATGCAAAAGGAAAAGAACTGGATTGTCCTGATCCAAAAGCACTGAAGCACTTCAAGCAGCTTACAGTACTACTGTATAAGCTGGAGATACCGCATGAATCGGATACAAATAATAGTATATACGATTCTTTTGCGCTCACTGATGCTTCTCTACCAGATCCTGATGGTGACCCTGATATTATATCTATGGGTCACGTCTTGGATTTGGGAGCTGGAAGAACGGCTACGCGCAATTGGCTCGAAACGGCTCGGAAAATAATAACCCGAGTTGTTTCGCCCCTGGATCCCTTCGACATAAAGCCGAAGCACGGTCCAGGTAGTGTTGCTACGCGTGAATGTGTTACAGCGAAGAAGAATCTCCGCCGCATTTATCAGCATCTAGAAGAGGTCTACCCCTTTACGGAGTGGATGCTCTTCAATCTGAATCACGTAGCGCAGGCCTGCATTGACAAGGATGGATACTACCTTGAAATACCGGAAGCGACTGCAAGAGTCGTTTTGGTACCAAAGGATAGTAGAGGTCCTCGTCTTATCTCATGTGAGCCACTGGAAGTCCAGTGGATCCAACAGGGACTAGGTCGGGCTCTGGTTAATCAAATCCAGAGTCACCGGTGGACTTCAGGTTACGTGAACTTCACGGACCAGGAGGTCAACCGGGATCTAGCGCTCGAAGGATCCATCGGCGTATCTGGAACCCTTAACTTCAGCGAAAAGCTGTGGGAAAAGGTAACAGGTGCGTCTCATGGGCAACAGTGGGTCACTTTGGACATGAAGGATGCGTCAGACCGGGTGAGCTTGTGTCTAGTGAAATATCTATTCCAAGATCATCCGTGGCTCTTAAAGGCCTTACTAGCCTGTAGGAGTCCTCTGACTCGCCTCCCTAATGGTTCGGTTATACGCCTGAAGAAATTCGCTCCGATGGGTTCAGCATTGTGCTTTCCTGTCGAAGCGTTAGTATTCTGGGCGTTATCCGTAAGTGCAATCTACACTAACACCGGCAGTCGCCTTTCTGAGGCAAGACGCTCGGTCTATGTGTACGGCGATGATATCATAGTAAAGAGATCAGACTATCAATCTCTTTTCCAGTACCTACCTCTCGTTGGATTAAAATTCAATGAGAATAAGTGCTGTACCGCGAGATTCTACAGAGAATCTTGTGGGTGCGACGCCTATGACGGCGTCGATATCACACCCGTCAAATTAAAGACGGTATGGAGTTATCGCCGGACAGACCCCACGACTATAGCCTCATACGTTGCGTTCACAAACGCAATGTTAGGGCTCGGTCATTACGAAACCGCGGAACTAGTTACCCGCAAGTTAAAACATCAGTATGGCAATATACCACACACGACGAGAAATTACTCAGCAGCGCCTAACGGCACGCTGGGCACTTCTACTAGCGGGTTCGCGTTCTGCGCGGAAGGCCCGTATATACCGGCAGCTCCTCCGAGCTGTATACCAGAAAATTCTTCACCGCGAGGTGTCGAATCTATGGTACAGCACGGGGGGCAACAGCGGCCTCCTAAACATCGACGGCCCCGAGTTGGTGAAGTTCGCTATAATGCGGACTACCAACGACTCGAGGTGTGCACTCTGGGTAGCGAGCCTCTTAAGGCGCGCGTTTCCGGATGCTTAGACGATTATAGGGAAC